TCCTGACATTCTTTTTCTGTGTGGAAATCTAGTCTTACGTTCAAAAAAGATAACCAGCTTCTTAAAGTGCCATTAGCAGACATTGTAGTAGTTAAGCACCCAGGAAGTATTTTACGAGCACATTCTTTTGCTACTTTATTTTTTATAAGATGTTCATACAACTGTTTACCAAGTTCTAAATATATTTCTATTGCTTCATTTGGATCTACTACTTGATCATCTATAGAAAATAATCTATCATCCATATGATCTGTAATGTTAGAAAAATCCATAACTTCTACACTACTTTGTCTATTAGTAGGATGTTCTTTTCTTAATTCAACTTTTTCAAAAGTAACTCTGTCTGAATACCTGGTACTATGTTCTTGAAATTTTATAGAAGCATGTCTGAGAATTTGTCTCCCTATATCTCTACTTGTTTCAATTTCAAATGTAAAGTTAATCATATCTAGTGGAGAAAAATGTTTATTAGTTAATAAATATTTCACCAGTTTACCATTATCTTCCTTTATAACACCGTGTCTAGCAATAGCTGCTACAATCTCTTCTGATGTTAACCCTTTGTATTTACCAATACCTTCTGTTTTTGTTACCAATTGTACTTTACTCATATTATTTAATTAATTCAATTTTAATAGTACCTAAATTTCCTGATTCTAAAGCAGGTGAACTATACACATTATTCCAATTATTATCTATTGCAAATTGATGCATCATAGTTCTGTATATTTGATAAGTGTTACCTATAAACTCAGAACCGTTATACCCTTTACTTGCATTTTCAGATAATTCAGGCAATAAAACTTTTTTTAACTCTTTTAAAAGTTCATCTGTTTTATTACGTCTAATCATCTGTTCTTCAAAAGATAACCCTTGTAACATTTGATCAATTGTAAAGTTTAATCCACATTGTCCACTAGCAAATCTTGATACATCTTCAAGACCATAACAAATTAATTTCATTTGTTCTTCTGATAATTCTATTCTATATTTTTTCATCTCTTTAAATTAATCCCACCAAGTTTTAATTCCTGAACCATCTTGCTCATAATAAGCATTAAACTTTTTACCCTTAAGAATTTCAAATAATTCATCCCATTCTTGTTCTTCAATTTCATTAGAACGATTAAAGACTTTTCTAGTAAATTCTCTTTCTTGTTCTGATCTATTATCAACTAATTGATAATATTCTGGTTTATCTGGACAACGTTCAAATTCTAATTTTCTTTCAGGTATCTTACCTAATTCTTTTTCAGCTATTTCAATGTAATTACTTTCAAGATAATTATTAAGTAATTCAATTGCTCTATTCATCTTATAAACTTTTTTAAATTTATATTCTTCAACTTCTATTCCTTTTGTAGCAATATTACTACTCATATCTTTTAAACAAGTTTTCATAAAGTAAAGCATACCTGAATTATCATACCAATCATAACCCCATAATACTTTTCTAAATAACCAAACGTTTTCAAAAAACTTAAAAGACCTTTTAATATTATATTTAAGATCTCTTAATTTCCATTTTAATCTATTCATCTTCTTTTATTTTTTTAAATTTTGGACCACTTCCTAAATACATATAAAAGTTAAATGTTCCTTGAGAATACTTATCCATTTTATGTTTAGTAATATATTTATTTACAATATTTTGATAAGTTTCTCTATCTAACTCATAATCATCAAAAGGTATTATTTTTTCACCTCTTTCATTTAATTCTGCATTATCAAACATTTCTTTATAGTTACCTTTAGGAGTAGAATTTTCATATAATTCTTGATAACAATCTAGAATTATTTTATGTAGTTTTTTATTACTTAGCATGATTAAATAATTTCTTTTAAACTTTTGTAACTAAATTCAGCATTATAAGAATACAATTCTTTAAACTTTAATTCAGCTTGCTTATTATCTCCTTTAATTCTTTTATCAGCTTTTGTAAAAGTATCATTTTTAGTAATAATGAGTATAACCCAACCATTAAAATCTTGATAATCTTTTAATAATACATAATAAGTATCATTACTTTTAATACAAGGTAATTTTTTCATATAATTTACGTTTTAATATTTTCTAATTTAATTTGTAAAGCTGCACATAAATTCCATATTACTTGAGCTTCATGTAAAACTTCTCCATATTCTTTCATATCTTCGTTTATACCTCTTTCAGACATATGTCTAAGAGAAGCATTCAAATATCTATTTTCAGCATCGGAAACACGTTTAAAATTCATCCAATCTGTATCTAATGGATATTTATTATGACCTGCTAAAGAACATTTTACAACTTCTTTAAAAGCTAAAGGAAATTGTTTAAATAATACTGTATAATAAGGTAATTTATCATTATCAAATTTTTGACCATCCATTATTATAAATTTAATTTATCAATTTTATATTTTAATTTTTGTTTTTCTACAGATAAATAAAACCATTCAGGAGCTTTAAAAGTTTCACTTAATTCTTTTAATTCGCTTAAACTTAAAATATTTTTTGCTCTATCTTCTGAATACATTTTAATATGTAAATTAACACTTCCTTTTACTTTTAATAAAGTGTAAAGTAAATTAACATGTTTAGTTGGTTTGATTATACCATTACTATCATATTGAAAAAAAGCTTCAATTCCATTAACTCCATTTTTATCATATATAATAATAGATTTACCTTTTTTATTTATATATTCAGAGCATCCATCAAAGTTTAAAATGTTACGCATTGATAAATACCATTTAACATCTCTTTGAAAATTCTTATTATATTTTTTAAGGTTTTTCATAATTTATCAATTTTATCTTTTGTTTCTTTACTAATTTTTATTGTTGTTTTACCAGTTTTTCTCCATTCATCATAGTTAAAGAAAAATTCTTTTGCATTTAAAAGAATTTTTCCTAACTCTGATGCAGTTGGGATACAACTACCTGTGAATTTTCTTTTCATTAGCTAACTCGATTAATTTTTTAATACATTCAAACTCTGCTTGTTCATAAGTTTTAAATCCATCATCAGAAAAGAAATGGCTACCATATTTAAACCTACCTATTTTCCAGCAAAAATCTCCGAAGTCACCTCTCCATAATATTTCGGCTTGATATTTCTTCTTTCTAAACCATCTTAAAACCAAAGTTTGTTCTATTATTCTTTCTTCAGAGTCTAATGGTAAATCATCTAACTCTTCTATTGTAGTAGCAGAATAATGTATATAACCAAGTTTATTTAATTCTTTAAATATTTTCATTATTACCCAAGTTTTAAAATTTTAGCTATTTGTATAATGTCGTCATGCTTAATTTCTTTACAACCTACTTTAAGTCCATTAGGTTTACAATCCCAAGTTGACTCTATATCAGAAGAAAATTGTTTTAACACACTTACACCATGAAATTTTTTTTGATATTCTAAATACTTAGTAATATTTTTATGAATACAAATCAAATCTTTCCAGACGTTTACAAAATAATAACATTTATATTGTCCTATAAGTATTTGACCGTCACAAAAAGAATGTAAATCATAATAAGTTATTTCATCTTTAGTAGCTAATCTTTTCCAAGTATTAGGATTATTATTAACAGCTTCTATTGAAGCATAATTAGGTCTCCATTCTTTTTGATAATCATTTTTATAAACAACAGTAGTATAAGCTTTCTTTTCTCCTTCATGCCAAACCCAATCACCTACTTTAAAATTATTTATGGGTTTTTCTACAACTTCAAAAAACTGACTTAAATCAATATCATGATAATCATTTTTATACCCTTTGGTTAAATAATTAATTACAAATTCATCTGAATTATCTTTGTTAATAAGATATTCATATTTTTTTCTAAACTCTTCAATTGATAAAATAGAATATTTTCTATCAAAAGGAGTATCTACTAGTATTTTTATATTATATTGAAACATTTTCATTTGTTATGTATTTAAAAGTGAATCCACTACATTGTTTTAGTTTTCCTTTACAGCATCTAATAATACCTGATTTACTTATGTTGAGTTGTTTTGATGCAGTACAAATTGAATCAAATTCTTGAATTATTTTATTGTCTAAACTACATTGCTGAATAGGTTTACCTATTGGTCCTACATGACCAAAATGAGATTTTAGTTTGTCATAACTCCATAAGTATCCTCCAGCAGATTTATAAAAACTTCTTCCTTTAATAGAATTTCCTATGGAAGATGCATGTATTTTTGTTTGTCTTTCTGCTTCTCTTAATGACACATATTCTTTTAAGAATGTACCATCTTTTGAATATTGATAAACTTTTTTCATAGTAGATTGACAAGTTTTAGTAGTACCTTTAGTTTTACTACCAATTAACTTTTTTGTTTCATCGCTTAATGTACCTGATTTATCTAAAGTTGTTGTCATTTTGCAATTAAGTCCAGATTTACTAAGTACGTTATAATGTTCTTGCCAGTATCTTTCTTTTTCGTTTAATAAACTTTCTTCACATTCTTCAAGAATAATAAGATTATGTAGGTCAATACCATGCTTATTAAATGAAGCTTTTAATCTAACTTGAGATGAACCTCCTTTAGGTTGAAAATAAGTTAATATTCTTCTTCTAATATCATTAGATTGACCTATATAAACTTTATTATTTGGACTTGTTATTTTGTAGATTCCACAAATCTTTACATCCTTGTTCAATTTTTCTAATTCTTTCTTCATAAGTATCACTACCTTTTAATTCTATATCTATTTGTTTATCACTATAAATATACAAAAAATTTATTATTTGTTGATAAAGTGGTGCATCACATTCAAAAGTAATATCATCACCAGCACTTTCAGCTTCTTTAATTTCTCTTTCACCTATTTGAATAAATGCATCATTTCCATCTTGTTGATAGTACTTCGCAAAACAATGTTCATCAAATCCTAATTCTTTTAAAGCTAATGCAATTTCATAAGGGATAAATTCTTTTTCCATATCTTATTTATTTTTTAAATAAGTTTATTAAAAATTTTATGAGTTCTTTAATCCATATTAATG